ACCGTTCGTGTGGGTGCGACTTATTCGCAGATACCGGACACAAGTGTTCCCCAATCCATATGTGGGAGACAATTGCGGAATACAGAAGGCTGTGGCTATCGAGGTGGGCATAGCGCGTTGCGCCGCCATGTTCGCGGAAGATTGTGACTGGACTGCCTATGAGTCGGAGGCGGAGATCAGCCTGGACGACAGCGCGCGCCTGGAACTGGCCATGTGCCGTGCCGCTGCTCTGATGAAAGCAGCCAATTGCTCTGACATGGTGGCGCTGGACATTGTCACTCCCTTCGGCCCCGACGGTGGCGTGATTGCCTGGACCGGCACGCTGTACGCCAGAGTCGATATGTGAGGCAGAATGCGACTATGGCACTGATAACTCTTGTCGGCAGCAATACTCCCAGCACATTTCTAGCGCGTGGCGCGCGAGTCACTGTTGAACGCACCGCCTACGTTGATAAGTTGATTCGCAGGGGATATGTGAATGTTGTGTATTCGCAAACTTCAGCTGAGACCGTGGAGGCCCAACCTTCAGCGCCTGCCGTCAATGCCTTGAAGGCTGAGTGGAGCAACTTTCTGGAAGCACAAGGGATCTCATACATCGAGGGAGCTACCAAACAAGAGTTGATTTCCATATGGAAGAGGCACAACGGTGCCTGAATTGCAAATAGATGAGAACCGATTACGTGAGTCTGTCCTCCCGCAACTGGAGAGGTTTACTCGAGTTTTTGTAGACCGTGTCGCAGCTGAAGCCAGACGGCTTGCACCTGTGCGCACAGGTGCGTTGAGGGGAAGCATCAACGCGGACTCCGTGCATGTAACAGGACCCTGGTCGGTTACCGGAGGTGTGTCCGTTCGTGTCGGGTACGCGGCTCCTGTGCATGAGGGAGCGCGCCCGCATGTCATTCGCCCTAGACACGGCAGCTTTCTGAGGTTTGAAATTGGTAACCGCGTCGTATTTGCACGTAGAGTCAATCATCCGGGTAACCGGCCTAACCCCTTTCTGCGGGACGCCGCGCACGCGGTTGCCAATGCCGACCCGCGTATTGTCCTTAATGACCGTTAGACTACAAGAGAACAGGAACAACTGGTGTCCAAACCTATAAACGACATGACGCTGGAAGAGATTCAACAGGAGCGTTTGAATCTAGCCGCTGAGAGAAACGGCAACCATCCTAATGACAAGGATTTCAAAGCAGTTGTCGCGGATATTGAGGCAACTCTTTCAGAAACGCGTCTTTCAGAGGCAATGATCCCGGAAGTATGGGCGTATGACCACATCTCATTCAGTGGCCTGGAGCTGGACGTGCGTAAGCCCAACGAATCAGCGCTGATCGCTGTGTCGATGACAGGATCCCCCACACTGGACTCCACTGCACAGATGAGAATTTTCACCCGATTCCTGAGGAACCATATGAGTCTGCAATCGTTTACCGATGTTGTAGAGGCTATGACAGACCCGGATTCAGGGATCACGATTCAGTCGTTGATATCCGAAATGGTAAACCTTCATCAGAAACCGTCTACGCCTGCGGAATGAGTCTCAGTTGCTGGCCACGTCGATAGCCTGGCGACGTGGCCACTTCTGTAGGACAGATCAATTTCAGCGTAGGAGTGGATGCCAGCACTCTGAGGGCCTCGCTTGTAGATGGCATGGCCCCGGCGCTGGCACAGGTCCAGAAGCGCCTGGACAGAAATCCGCTGAAGATAAAACTTGTTGTCGACACCACGGGGTTCCTGGCGGACGCGCGTCGGGCTATTCGTGATGCTGAAACCACATTACAGCCATTACGAATATCTCTTGATGTTGACACAGCGCACGCGGTGGCAATGGCTGTAGCCGCCCACAAGGATATAGAGGCGGCTACATCTAATGCTGTCACTCAAGAAGTCAAAGTTGACGTCGACCACACGGCCTCACAACGCATAGCACAAATAGGCAATGCTGTCTCCAGCATCGCCGCGGCGGCAGGGACTATAGGTGCTGTCACAGCGGGTATCGCCGCGATCACCGGCGCAGCCGGTGCGGCTCTGGGCGCTGTCGGCGGATTGGCGATAGGGCTGGCGTCGCTTGGGCCGGCAGCCGCGGCTATCGGCGCGACTGCGGTAGTCGGGCTACATGGCATTGTTGACACATTCAAGGCCCTGGCAACATCTACGGCCAATGCCGCGGCTGACACTCGCACGCACACGAAGGCTGTGGCAGCAGCGCAGACAGCATTGGCCTCAGCGTCCAACTCAGCTGAATCCGCGCAACACAGCCTGAACTCGGCGCAGAAGGATGCGGCTTCCGCCGCGCGCGCGGTGGGGGACGCTTACAAAACCGCGCAAGAGCGATTGGACAATTATCAGTCGACTCTAAAAGGCGCATCTCTGGATGAGCGGGAAGCGGCCCTGAGCCTCAAAGAGGCACAGATAGAGCTTGGTAAAGCCACTCTGGACCCGATCGAGCATGAAAAGGCGCTTCTCAGAGTTGAGCGTGCCGAACTCAACCTTACCAAGGCTCAGAAAGCCAATACCAAACTTCAAAAAGAAGCCGCGTCAGACCAGGCGAAAGGTGTGGCGGGCAGCAAAGAGGTTGTCGCTGCCAAGAGCAAACAGGCTGACGCTGACAGCCGTGTCACCGAAGCCGCCAGAGGCGCGGCTGTTGCAAATCAACAGGTGGCCACCGCGGCGGTCAATCTGTCAGAGGCGCAAAAAGCCGCACTGCCTTCGGTCCAGAAATTCAATGACAAGTTGGCGGAACTGAGCCCCAACGCGCAATCGTTTGTGCTGGCAGCAAAGGATATCGCACCGGCGCTCGACGCTGCTGCCAAACCGGTACAGAACAACTTATTCGCCAATCTTGGGGCGCAGCTCAAAGAAACATCAGCGGTAATTCTTCCCGCGATGAGCGCCGGAATGCGTGGGGTTGCCACCGAGCTCAACCTGGCTGCTGTCAATGCTTTGGAATTCTTGCGGTCTACGCAAGGAATGGCACTGGTTAATGCATCCTTTGACAGCGGTATAGGTCTGCTCAAGGGATTACGTGCGGGCACAGGAGAGCTGACCAAGGGGTGGATAGACTTCACCACTACGGCTGCACCGGCCATGGAAGGCGTGGGCAAGGCACTTGCAGGGGTAGGCGAGGGAATCGGCGCGGCGCTGTCAACTGCTAAGAATAATGGAGATTTATCAAAGCTGTTTGCAGGGTTTCAGCAAGCACTGATAGGTCTCAAACCATTACTAGACGCAGTGTTCAGCACATTTATAATTTTAGGCAAAGATGTGCTTCCAGCGCTGAAGCCATTGTTCGAGGCCATAGGCGCAGCGCTCAAGGCCATCGCCCCCAGTCTGGGACAGATAGGCGCGCTGTTTGCAGATGCTTTGACAGCGATCATTCCCACCTTGGCAGTGTTGATCAAAGCACTGGCTGAAGGTCTTAAGCCAGTGTTGCCGATTATTGCCGACTTGCTCAAGGCCATTGGTGTGGCAATCACACCGTTGATAGAACCGTTCAGCCGCATTGCCGTGCTTCTCGGTGAAACTCTCGTGCAGACAGTCAACGCATTGGCTCCGGCGCTGGTCCCCTTGGCTACTGCCTTTAACGATGTGCTGACAGCTGTAGCGCCCTTGGTTCCTTTGTTGGCTGAGAGTCTGGCAGCGGCTGTAGTCGCGCTCGCGCCTGCGCTGAGTCAGATAGCCATTGCACTGGCTCCTATCATTAAATCCTTTGCGGAAGGCCTGACACCGGTAATAAAACAGATTGCGCCGGTTCTCGCGCAAACTGCGCTCATACTTGGCACAGCGCTTGCAGACGCGCTGACTCAGCTGTCGCCTATACTCCCCCCACTTGTCACAGCCTTTACCAATCTGCTGATTGCCGTTGTTCCATTATTGCCGGAAATGGCAAAATTCGCAGCTGAAGTTATACCGCCCCTTGTGGCGGCGCTTGTTGAGCTTGCCCCTTCCATTATTAGAATAACTGACGGTCTGACCTGGCTGATAACAAATGTCATTGTGCCATTGGTTATCCCTATAATAAGGGAAATGGCTCAAGTATTTAAAGACAATTTCCAGACAATTGCAGATGTTGTCAAATTCCTGACTGAAGGAGTCTTCCCGAAGATCGGGGAGGCCATCGACAAAGTCAAGGGATTCTTTTCGGCCGGTGTCGAGGCGATAAAGACCATTTGGGCAGGTATTCAAGACGCTGCTGCAATACCCGTCAACTTTGTCATAGACACTGTATGGAACAATGGTCTGCTCAAGGCCTGGCGTTCAGTGGACAGTCTGTTGGGCGGCGTGCTGCCGGATGCCTCACCTCTGGCGACGATTCCGCATCGCGCAACAGGTGGCCCCATAGGGTCAATCTTCGGATCGGGTAATGGCACCAAAGACGACATTCTTACTTGGATGTCGAACGGTGAGCATGTTGTCACAGCTAA